TATGGTTTGCGGAACTGATGCGGTAATTTCAAGGTCAAAAGTGGCGGTGTTCACACATCCACCGGTTGTGGTCACACTGTAACTGATCACGGTGTTGCCTGCTGATACGCCTGTTACTAAACCCGTTACCGGATCTACCGTTGCAACTCCCGGCAAGGAACTGCTCCAGGTACCTCCGGCGGTGGTGCTGGTAAATGTTTCGGTCAGTCCAACACAAAGTGGTGTTATTCCGGTTATGGTTTGCGGAACTGATGCGGTAATTTCAAGATCAAAAGTGGCGGTGTTCACACATCCACCGGTTGTGGTCACACTGTAACTGATCACGGTGTTGCCTGCTGATATGCCTGATACTAAACCCGTTACCGGATCAACCGTTGCAACTCCCGGTAATGAACTACTCCAGGTACCTCCGGCGGTGGTACTGGTGAATGTTGAACTCAGGCCAACGCAAAGTGGTGTTATTCCGGTTATGGTTTGCGGTATTAAGGCATTCACCACCACCACAACTCCATCTGAAGTAGCATTGTTACACGCTCCTGACAAAGGAGAAATCACCACCCTGAAATAAAATGTACCGGGTGCATTTGTCGGAGGATCATAGGTTACCAGAGTTGCTCCCGGAATATTTGTCCATGGGGCTAATCCCGTTGGAGAGGATTGCCATGTATAATTGTAAGAACCTACGCCATTGTTAATTACTGCTGTCAAACTAAGTGGATCGTTCTGGCATATTGGGCCTGATCCTGTAACAGAAACTGTTGGATCGGCAACTATTTCAATGACTTTATCGTCAGTATTGGCGCTGGTTCCACATGCGTCAGTAACAACACAATCATAGATATATGTACCGGGTACAAGAAGAGCCGGAGGGTCGTAGGAATCATTGGTTTCCCCGGGAATGTCAGAGCCATTTAATCTCCATTGATAGGTGTAGGGCGCAATACCACCGCTCGGTGGAGTTAAGAAAATAAGAGGAGCCGGATTAAAGCCCTGACACTGATTTATTGGAGTCGTGTTATGAGCACCCGGATTAAGTGCAGCTGCCATGGTAATGGTAACGGATGCTGATAGAGCTTCCGGACAAGCTCCGCTCTGAACAACTGCCCTGTAAAGTGTTGTCTGCGTGAGATTAGTGTAATTCTGCGACGTCGTTGTATTTGCAATCGGAGTCCAGCCGGCACCTCCATTGATGGAGAACTCCCATCTTACAACATCTCCTGTATGTCCGCTTAAAGTAAGTGTTCCGGAATTATTTCCCACACAAACCGTTGCATTTGAAGCAACCGTGCCTCCAACACTAGTAGGATTTACAACCACCGGAGTCGATACTGGCAAGGAAACACAGCCATTGGGATCTGTAACAGTCAGAAAATAATCACCAGACATGGCTGGAGTAGCGTTGGGGATGGAGGTGTTTTGGACACTGGCAACCCCCAAAGTAATGGTAAAGTCATCAATGCCAAGGCCATCGTCAGCACCAGCTGCATCAAAATCCTGAAAACGAATCCAAAAAGTTGCTCCGTTTGGGATATTTAGTCCGGTAATTGTTGAAGTAACTAAAGTACGGTTAGGCGCTAGATTTCCGTTAAGCGGTCCGACAGTTCCTGTAGTGACAGGTGCTGTGAAATCAAGTGCATTAAAATCAGTCCAGGTTCCTGTTATAAGGCTTGTAGCATTCAAGCTGTATTGAAAGTCAAGCCTGTCAGTTCTTCCCAATGCTCCTAGCCTCCATTGCTCACCTGTATATGTGATACTTATGCTTTGCACTAATGTACCTGAAGAATTTAAAAATGAAGCTCCGATTGTTGGATTAAGACTACCAGAACGAAGACCTCCAAAGGCTCTATCAGATGAAGCTGCAATTCCAAAACTGTAAGTTTCTCCTGTATTAGAACTCCCATCAGCAGCACTATAGGTTGCATTTGCATTTGAACCTGCTTCTGAGAAATACCAGTTCCAGCCTATTGGTAATGTATTTGCATTCCCGGATAATGCAAGACTATTGAATTCCTCATTATAAGTTACAGATCCACCCGAAGAACTCCACCCATTCGGCCCGGTCCAGCTATAGTTGCTCATTCCATTGGGCTGCCCGACAAGGTTTATAGTACCACCTTGGCACACAGGCGAATTACTTGTTGCATTAGCTAATGGAAGTGGATTCACAGTTACAGTAACAACCTGACTGCATCCAAGGTTATTCGTATAAGTAATCTGACTGGTTCCGTTTGATACACCAGTTACCAGTCCTGTTGATGAAACGGTGGCAACAGCTGTGTTGGAAGAAACCCAAGGATTGGTAGCTGCTGCTGTACCCGAACCAGTTAGCTGTGTGGTTGAACCAATACAAATACTCAGAGTTCCGGTAATCGTGGGCAATCCATAGACGGTTACAGTAGCCGTTTGCTGACAACCATTAATATCAGTATAAGTTATAGTGCTTGAACCTGCACTCACTCCAGTAACCAGACCGGTATTACTTATTGCGGCAACAGCAGTATTTGAAGAAATCCACGGGCTCACTGCTGCAGGTGTTCCTGAGCCTGTTAATTGTGTTGTTGAACCGGCACAAACTTCAAGCGTACCTGTAATGGTTGGCAGATCGTTAACAGTGATAGTAAAGGTGCAGGGCGTACTGCAGGTAGTTGCGGTATTTAATTGGAAATTATCTATTCGGTTATTTACAAGGTTGAAAGATACATCTGGATTGGTACTAGCACCATTGAGTGTATATCTAAGGTAAATTAAAGGTATTCCGTTTAGAACATCAGGAGCTGCAATTGTAATAACTGAACCGGAATTTGTTGGATTAATGACAGGCCCAAAGTTGGTAAAATTTACTCCATCTGTGCTATATGACCATTGATTACTTACAAATCCAGATTCTGAAGAACGCCTTGTCCAATAACTTAAAACCAGATCAGAAGCACCGGTCATGCTACATTCAATCTGAATATAACGACCATTCATAGAGCTGGCTGCAGGGCCTCTCAGTAAACTTAATGATTCCTCAGCCGGATCGCCAAACAAAGCATTTAGAACACTTCCGGGAAGACCATCAGTATAGGTCCAATTCCAATTGCCAGAAGTGATTGATCCTGAACCTGATGTAGGACCTATGGGTGGAGTCCATGGTGTTCCTGATGAACCATTATTAAAATTCCAATAAGAAAGTAATTGATTGCTAAGAGAATAGGTTATAATGTGTGTGCCGGCACCTGCCAATGAAGGATCAAAGAAATAATTTGCGCCGGATTGGTATACTCCTGTTCCTGAATAAATTCCGCCGGCAGGTGTGCCACTGGTAAGCTGAAAGGGTGCAGTATTCAGGCAGGTTGAGGTGTTTGAGGGGCAGGTCACTGTTTGGGGAGCTAGTACGTTGACAGTTACATTCGCATTGGCAGTAAAACCGTTCACATCAGTAACAGTAACAGTGTAAACAACAGATCCAACAGTGGCTGTTGAAGGTGAAATGGCTGATGTTACAGCTCCGGTACTCCAGGAATAGCTAAATGGAGCATCGCCAACCGGATTTGCAGTTAATGTCAACGGCCCGTTCTGACATACAGTCAATGATGGGTTGGCAGTAATGGTAACTGTGGGAGGTGCTGCAGTTATTCCTGTAAAATCAGAAAAACTTGTTACTCCAACTGCTGTAATGGTTGTAGCCGTAACTGCTCCAAACTTCTGCCAGGGTAATGCTCCATCCCATTTACCTGTTAGCATATTACCGACTGCACCTGTAACATCAGCTGCAACAAAGGTTCCGGTTACCGTTGCATTAAAAGCTGAAATCCCCGAACTAGTAGCAGACCAGTAGCGTGTAAGGAAATCTGTTGGACTGCCATTATTCGGATGTTTGGCATCAACAACTCTTACTGCGGCATAGGCTCCACCAGCATACGACCCTGAACCAAAATTTAATGTCATCGGTGAGTATTCTGGTGTGCCGGTTACATCTCCAACAGGGAATAAATATGACCCATTAGCAGTGTATAATTTCCTCAGTTGCCCTGCACCTTCAGCAATAATCATGTTATTAACGCCTAATGCACCTGCAATTGCAGGAGATGAGGTTCCCATGGTCAAGTTATAAGCACCCAGGTTTATTCTACCATTGCTTAATGTTAAAGTGCCATTTACAGGTAATGAATTATCAAGAGCAACACCATTAGCATTGTTTATGGTCAGATTATTCATGGCATCAATGGTAGTACCAGCCCCTGGAAACGTCTGTGCTGCAGTACCTGCCAAAACTATGGTTCCATTGTTTTCTATTGTTCCACCTCCTGTCCAGGAGCCTGTAATGGTAAGGGTAACGCCTGAATCAACAATAAGTCTGGCACCTGCATTTAACACCATTGAGCCGAGTGTTTGGTTGCTGCTGACGCGTAAAGTACCACCTGTGTAAATTGTAGTTGGACCTGTGTAAGTTTTAGATTCAGGTGTTCCTCCATAAATAACTGTAACAGCAGTTTCGCCCCAAATATTAACACCAGGTGAGCCAACAGAACTTTGCAAAGGTCCATTGAAAGCAATCTGCATATTGTTGTTGCCTCTGAGGTTTAATGTATTCCCACTATTATTTACAACTGTATTATTAAAGATCAGATAACCATCATTTACATCAATTTGCATCCAGGTTGAGGCTCCTTCTATATTAACGTTCACATTGAATGTATGCGTAGTCCAACTGGCATTATTTTCGATTCTGGCATCCCCATTATTATTGTAAAAATAAAGACTTCTTGAAGCAACAGTACCTATGGTCCGACTTACAGATGGTGGAACAATTGATGGTTGAAAAATAATCTGATTAACCGTAAAGTTACTTGGCCCGTTTAGATTCATAATAGGGTGGACACTATTGTCAAAGTGTATCCTATTTGCAATGGCACCGCAATCAGGTCTGAATTGTGAACTGGAAGTACTTAAATTCCACCAGTGATCACTGGCATCGGGAGTTCCGCAAGCAATTCCGTATTCCCAATCACCGGTTGTAGATTCTCCTCTCCAGTAAACATTCACCTGCCCCTTCACCCCCACCCCCCATAGCACCAAAAGCGCCCCGAATAGAAGGCGCCTGAATTGCTTGAATGAAGTGGGCTTAAGCGTAAATAAATGCACCTGTATTGTGTTGAGCAGTTACTAATAACACCAGATTTCAAACAAAGTTCAGCCAGTTTAATGACCCAATGACAGACATATATTTTTCCATCATATCTACCTGAAACACAACCACTCAGGATGAAGGAGAAACTTATGCAAAGTTCCGGAAAATCAACGGCTTCTGTTACACTTCAACATTAAGTTAACACTAATTTAATATGCACAGTTACAGAATAAAATGACAAAATAAACCTATCACTTGCCATCTCCTGAAAATCTCTGTTTTCAGGCAATTAAAGCACCCTCAGAACTTTAAAAACCATTGCGGATTGATTTGAAAAATCAAATGCAAAAATACTTCCGGTCCCAAGCTTTTGTAATAGGTATAAATACCTATATTTCAGTTGTTTTCGGGCAAAATTAATGCAAATTGAACAGACATATGATCCCCTGTTTCCTTATTCGGAAATCGGACTGCTGAAATACAGAAAATGACGGATTGAGAACGGAGGCAAATCTTAAAAAACTAGTTCAACAACATGAAGTATCCCAAAACGGGGCTCTTAATGTTGTAGCCGGAAGCCTCTATCTCTACTTTGTAATAATAAATTCCTTGTGATGCCAAACGACCTCTATAAGTTCCATCCCAGCCCTGCCGGAAATCAGCGGATTCGAAAATTACTTCGCCCCATCGGTTAAAAATCAGCAATCGGTAAGCTGTAGGGGTAAAATCACCGGTTACCGGCATAAAAACATCGTTCAAACCATCCCCATCGGGCGTAAAACCATTTGGAAACCTTACCGTTATACCGCAGGGTTGCAGCGCCACAACTTCCTCCATGGCCGCAGGGCTGTTCAGGGCACAAAGCTCCGATGAGGAAACTTCAACCCGCACTAGATCGCCATTTAAAGCAATATAAGAAAAGGTGTTTCCTGATGATGCCATTTCAACACCATTTACCAGCCAGTAAAATTCAGGATTTGTTCCGCCATTTAAAGGTTCGGCAGTAAATAAAACTTCGGCACCCGGGCACACAGTCCCTGCATCAGAGCTCAGCAGAACCGAAGCCACCGGCCCTGAAATCACAGCAACGGAAACCTTCTCAGAAGTGAAACCCGGCGCAACAAGACATGCCTCGCTGCTTGTGAGCACCGCATAAACCTCATCACCTTGTGCAGCCTGGTAATCAAATATTTCTCCTGAAGCTGTCTGTAAATCATTGACAAACCATTTAATGTCAGGGCTTAACCCACCGTTTTCCGGGATGGCTGTGTAGCGGACATTATCACCCGAACAAATCTCAGCAGCGCTGGCCAGCACACTCAGTCCAGGAATCAGCAAAGGACTAACATTCACCTGCCACACATTTGAACTTGCAGGATTACCAGTAATGCAGGCTGAAAGTCCGGAAGTCATTTCCACGCGTACCCTATCGTTCTGCACAGGAACATACTCAAGGTAATCAACATTTGAACCAACAGGCAGATCATTCACAAACCATTGATACGATGGCTCCGAACCTCCATTATCAGCAATGGCAGTAAACCTGACCTGTTCGCCTTCACAAGCCGGGTCATGGCTGGCAGAAATACTCACTCCGGCTTGCTGGGAGTTCAGCACGTTAAGAATCAAAGAAGCAGACAAAGCCGGGCTGCCACTTGCACACGAAGAACTGTTGGTCAGCCTTACCCCTATCTGATCTCCGTTGACGGGGTTTGCAAGCAAAAATTCAGGAATTGACGTTGATCCGGCAGAACTTCCATTCACAAACCATTCATAATCAGGATCGGGACCCTGATTAACCGGATTCGCAATTATCGTTGCAGGAACACCCATACACAAAGTACCCGGATCTTCAAGCGCTACACTTACCAGCAACATTGAGCTCACAGCAATGGTTTGCGGCGGCGAATCAAACCATCCGCTTTCGGCGCAGGGATCATCACTTTGCATAGAAACATAAAAAACATCACCGTTTTCGGGATACCAGAGTAACTGATTGCTTTGCTGAAGTGGCAAAGGATTGCCATTGACATAAAATATAAAAGAGGGATTATCGCCCCCGTTTGCAGGATTGGCAGTAAAGGTTACCGGATCGCCGGAGCAAATGGTCAGTTGGCTCGCTGATAAAGTAACCTCGGGAATGGAATTGGGCGTAACTGAAAAAATAAGCGGCAATGAAACCACTGGATTATAAACAATGCAACTTTCCGAACTCTGGAGCGCAACATGCACCATATCCCAGAGTTCGGGAATAAAAGTAAACACGGTACCATGAATCCCTGCCTGAAGTGTATTGTTAACGAACCATAAGTAAGTTGGCGTTGTACCTCCATTCAATGAAGTGGCAGTTACGGTCACCGCTGTCCCAGAACAAACCTCGAATTGGTCAGGTGTAATTTCAACGGATGAGTAAACCCGCTCAACTATCTGCATCGTGATAGTATTCGATGTTCCTGGACTAACAGCACAGCTTGCATTATCGTATTGCATGGCAAATACAGCATCGTCGGCTTGCGGTATATAAGTGAAAGTTGCTGAAGTTTCATCTTGCTCAACAGCATTTACGAACCACTTGTAGTTTAATCCGGCACCTCCTGTGAGCGAACTTGCTGAAAAGGTAACATTACGAAACTCGCAAGCCGGATTTTCGGATGCCAATATATTAACGGCCGTCTGATACGAAGCTGTTACCGACACGGTGGCAGTACCCGAAATCGCCTGCTGAGCGGTTATGCATGTGGCATTGCTGGTCAGTACAACATATACATCATCCTCATTCTCCGGGGAATAGGTAAACTCATCCTGAGTAGCAGCTTGTAATGCTCCATTCAAATACCATGCATAAACAGGGTTTGATCCGCCGTTAGTCGGGAGGGCAGTGAAGGTAACTTCATCATTTTCGCAAACTGAAGGCGCAGCAGGAGAAATCACAACTCCCGGGGTAAGCTGAGCAGTAACTGTGAATGCAATGGAATTGGAGTTAACCGGTGATCCCGAACAGGGCTCAACCGATGTCATCTGCACCGAAACAACATTTCCGGCTACCGGAATAAAAGTAAAAGTGGGTTGATTTGTGCCTGCCGGATTTCCGTTTAAAAACCACTGATAAGATGGGTTGGAACTGCTGACCGGTGTTGCTGTTACAACAACCTGGGTGCCGGCACATACAGTATTTCCGGGAGAAGCAGCAATACTTACCGAAGGGTTATTCGCCGGACTGACAGTTATGATGATGCTTACACACGCTGAATAGCATGAATTGTAGGTGCTCCAGCGGGCATAATAAGTGGTGGTTGATGCAGGTGGTGGAATGGTGAGTGTTGAACCGGTGCCAATGACTGATCCTCCGCAGCTTCCCGAAAACCATTGAAGCGTTTGCCCCGAACCACCTGTTGCGGTGAGGGTAATGGTTGCAGGCAATGATCCGGTGCAGAGATTATTATGGCTGCTTGAAATTGATGTCGGGGCAACCGGCGCAACAAGCGAAACCTGTGCTGAGGCAAATTGATTTTCGTTGTATGCTCTGCCGCGGGCTGCATCTGTATTGCCCTGATTATCCGCTGAAAAACGATAGGGATAAATACGGTAATAGTAAGTATCGTTGCACGAAAGCGAAACCACATCCACATAAGAGTTGTTTGCAGAGCCATTGAGACTGGCCAGCACTTCAGCCGACCCGATAAATGCACCGGCTGCATAGGTCAAACCATCGGTTGGATTGGTAAATGAGTTTGATGTATTTCTCAGAATCAGGTAACCTGTGGTATTGTCGGCCGGATATGGATCGGTGATCGTGGGCGACCAGCTCAGGGTAACCTGGCTATTGCCGGCATCCACTGCGGCATTCAGCACAGGGGAGTTCCACGAAGGCTGACGTGTGCTTCGCCAGAAATTCCGGTTTTCATCAGGATAAGCAGCATTACTGTTTGGAAGTCCCCGGCTAACATTAGGCACAGATGCTTTGGCTGTATAAGTTGTTCCGACCTGAGGGGCATTTGTTCCATATTCTTCAATTACACTTCCAGGGCACACAAACACCGCTTCGTTTGATGCAAGTATTTGTGTGTGGTTAAGTTTAGGGTTGGGCAATGCAGTGAAAGAAATTCCGGGAGTGGCCCTATGTCCCAGTGCGTGGATAAAAACACCAGATGAATTCAGAATTCGGATAACATCGCCAGCGCTGGCTATATTCAAAGTATTTCCATCCCACAGTGGATCAGATCCAAAAACCCCTCCAGTAAAATAGGTGGAATTATTGGCCGCAAGTTGAATGTAACCATCGGCAGGATCAACATCAAGCGGATGAGGCGTACCTGAAGAATTAACAGGCCGGTGGAAAATAACAACAATTGTTCCGGCTCGGAGGTGCTGCCAGAAGGGAATTGAATTGAATGTCACGGGAGTCTGCCATCCGTCCTGATATGGGCACTAAAACGAAATGTATTAAATGAAAGAAAAAAAAAGCCCCTTTTTAATTTAGTTATCAAGTAGTTAGAGCAAAAAAGCCCTTTTAATTAAAAAAACGAAATGTTTAATTTACTTGTGTTTTGCTTTAACTAACCGAACAGGATAGAGCTGATTCCTACGGTTTACTTTAACCAGGCCTGGTAATAACCTCGATAACGGAACAAATGTAACTAAAAAGCCTGATTTTACGCCCCCTGTGGCGTTTTTTTTGCACAATGAATAAACAAGTGATCTGCTGAATAAATGCGAGATGAATAGCCTCTTTGAAAACCTTTTAAAAACTCTTTTAAAACTCTTAAAAAATGGAAAAATACGAATGGACGGGTAAATGGACGGGTAAATGGACGGGTAATAATTAAAAAAAAAACATCAATTGAAGTACACATAATACCCAAAAAGCGGCTCAAAACACTGCTTTTATGTGAATTGAAGTACCCATAATACCCTAAAATATACACATTGATAAATGAATAATGATGACGTAATCGACTGTAAATAAACAAAGTAAGCATTATTTACGCCCAAAAATCAGTAAAAAGTGTGTGTGTGTGGAAAATTTACCTGCTAAATTATAGTCTAATCGCGGGGCAGGGGAGCATGTGCATATAGTTTAATTATCCTGTTTGCCTATTATCGTTACTAGACCGGTCATTTATAGACCTTATTTTCTCCTTTAGTAAATAGATTATCTCATTTTTTTCGCTAATAATTTCATCTCGTAGCTCACACTCTCTGCATGGCCCTGCCGGGAGCAAGTCTTTAGAAATATTCACCACACTATTATTATTATTCTGCCAATCTAAATGGCTGGTGAAGGCCAATAAGTCCAAAGAAACACCAAAGTAATTGGAGATTTTTGCAATAATATCCATGTCAGGGGAGGCTAAACCTACCTCCCAATTGGATAGCGTGGTGCTTTTTACGCCTAAAATACCGCTTAACTTACCTTGAGTAAGCCCGGATTTAGACCGTAAGTGCTTGATATTAAGCCCAAGTAAAGATTTATTAAAAATTTTATCCATTTTATTTGGATTATCCAATATTATTGGAGTACATTTGCCGTACTAAACAACACGACAAAGTTAAGACATGGAAAGCGGAATTCGACAAAAGGAAATAAAATTTCCTGAAAATAAAAAAATCGCAGAGACATTTTTGCCGGGTGACCGTGTAATAATTGCAAAATACTCTGAAATGTCAGTATTTACAATCAGGGATATGTCACTTGGCTACCGCCGGTTTAATGACAAAGTAAAAAAAGCAATAATCCGAATGATGAATGAGCGTGCCCAGCTTAACCAGGCATTGGAAGAAATTATAAATCAGTAATCAACTCTAAAACCCAAAAAAAATGAACGATCGTAATCTAACACCCAGGGAAAAGGCAAGAATTGAAAAGGAGTATCGCCGCGAAGTTAAATCCGCAAACAAGCAGCCCCTATGTACTAAAGCACTAGAGGCAAAGAAAACAAAGGCAGAGCTGCTACACGAATTTTTTATTACAATTAACCGAAGGTTTGTTTCAAGTGCTGAATTTCTCCAAGCACCTCAAACTTCGCCCGCAGGATTGCAGAATGATCAAATATTATATCCTGCCCTTCAAGATCAGAGTAAGCATCATTCAAATTCCGCTCAAGCGTTTTGCAAAAATTCCCAACAATCTGTTGCGAGTTTTTACTTGGTAAGGTTTCGTGGTACACACCTAGGATCATGGACAGGATTGTGCCCTGCTTTACAGTTAAGTGAGTAAGCTGAAGGTGAATTTGGTCAAGTTCATTCTTTAGGTCATCAAGTTCTTTTTTATTCATGACTACATTTTTAAGGTTAGCACCGCAAATGTAGTAAAAGCCGGGGGAAAAGCAAGAGCAGCCGTATCGAATAGGCCCCCCGGCACAAAACAAAGGAAACCATGCCCGAATATTTCAACCACATACTTTGCATTAGCAAGCCTGAACTAACCGACTGCGATAGCCCGGTTATAACTGTTGCCGCATATGACCAGTACGTAAAGACACATCGGCATGTCAGGCTAAGGAACGGATCACCAGCTGGCCCCGCATTATTAAGCTGGGATTTACTTCGCCCCGACATCCGTGAGAAATATATTAGAAGGCACGGCGACCCAAAAGCAATCGGCCCGATGTACTCGCTTAAGAACCTGATTGAGCCGGATTATAAGGCGATTTCATTTTTCGCGATTTACGAAATTGCTGACAACATCAACCTGAAACCCGAGAAACAACAGGAGTACTCAGCAAACGCCAGCGTGCTCAATGCAATCAACAGGGTATTCAACGATCGCCGGGCGCTTAAGAAAGCCCTGGGAAATAAAACAAAAGTTTCGTGGAGCGAGTTAGCCCAGGCAGCCACCGAATTGAAAGAAGAGCTTCACCACTCACTGCCTGAGAATCCCATCCGCCTGAAGCAACGCCTGGAGATGTACAAATCAAACGGCTATGTAAGCCTGATATCAGGTAAGTTTCTCAACTCAAACGCGGCAAGAATCGTTGACCCTCAACAGGAGGCAACAATTCGACAGCTGCTCCGGAGGCACAATAATTTCGATAACCAGCAAATTGCTGAAATTTACAATACCGTGGCTCAGTCGCTAGGCTGGGACAGCATCACAGCGCCAACCGTGGCCAACTACAAAAAGAAATGGGGCCTTGAAACCTTTTCAGGACGCCGCGGAGAATCAGCCTTTGACAATCAAAAGGCAATGCAGGTAAAACGCTCAGCCCCTACCCAACCACTTTACTATTGGACTGCCGACGGATGGGACGTTGAGCTCCTGTATCAAAAAACCGAGATTGATAACGAAGGAAACAGCCGCACTACTTACCATAACCGGCTGACCATGGTTGTAATTCTCGACCCGTCGCACAAATACCCAATCGGGTACGCAATCGGAACGCATGAGACCCCTCAGCTCATCAAGGAGGCAATGCGCAATGCAATAGTTCACACAAAGGAGCTTTTCGGCGAACATTACAAGGTATTGCAGCTTCAGACTGACAATTATAGCAGAAAAACGCTCACCCCGATTTATGAGGCTATTTCAAAGGTTTTCACACCTGCCCGGGTGCATAACTCGAAAGCGAAAGTTATCGAACCTTACTTCAAGTATCTGAACAAAAGATACTGCCAGTTTCAGCCCAACTGGTCGGGCTTCGGGATCAAGGCAAACGCCAAGTCACAGCCTAATGATCAATACCTGAACAAAATTCATAATTCATTCCCCGATGAGTTTGGTTGTCGCCTTCAGATCAACGCAATAATTGAGGCCGAAAGGGCTAAGCATAGCGAAAAGTACATCGCGGCATTCCGCGCAATGCCTGAGGAGGATAAGCATGTAATTAAGTTTGACGAGTTCCTTTATATGCTTGGCGAAACTACCGGATACACAAACAGGCTTTCAGGCCCCGGGCTCTTGATAAAGATCGACGGCGTAAAACATGAGTATGACACGTTTGACGCGAATTTCCGCAGACATGCCGATGTTGATTGGGTTGTGAAATACGAGCCGGGTAATACACAAAGGGTTCTGGCTTGCTCAAAGGATGGCACTTTAAGATTTGAGCTTCAGGAACGTTACGTTCAACCCATGGCCTTGCGCGATCGCCAGCCGGGCGACAGTGATGAGCTTCAGCAAATAAAGGGCTTCAACAAAAACCTTAAGGGCGAAATAATGGAGAGCATGGAGCGCGATTACAATGAGGTTTCAGACCTTTTTGAAAACAACCCACAGCTTGAAGGCACACTTGCAAAACTCATATTGGTTGACTCGAACGGCCAGCACAAAAATAATAAATCGGCGGCTCGCATTGGAGCGGCCCGCAAGGTGCTCGACAAACAAAACAAAAAGGCTGAGCTTGCAGAGGCCCGCAGCTGGGCACAGGAACAGGATGAATATCTTGATTCAAAAATTGACATTTCAAAATTCCTTAATCAATAATCTACTATGAAAACGGAAGTAAAACAATCAATTATCGCCGCGCTGGAGTCGTTTATGACACAGCACAATATGTCGGCAACCGATGTTGCAAAAAAGAGCGGTGTAAGCGGCTCATACATCAGCAACCTTCGCCAGGGAAACTACACGGTTGCGGCTGGCGCGGGCAATAGTGTTGAGATTGCAGACAAGTACTTTGAGTCGCTGGCCGAGCTGATCGGTTACAAGCTTACAAAAACCTACTGGGAGCCGGTTGGAACTGCACAGTTAAAAAGAGTAATCGCCACGCTTCAGGACGCCAGGGAATTTGGTTACACAAACGTAATCATCGGCTCAACCGGGTGCGGTAAAACTTACGTGGCCAATATGTTTGCTCAAAGCTTCCCGATGGATGTGTTTATCGTAACAGTCGGATCACAAGACAATATCGGCGACCTGCTCGAGAAGGTGTGTGACAGGCTGCATATCGCAATTGAGAAAACAAAGAGCCGCACCCTTAGAGCAATCGCCCGCAAAATGCGCGACATGAAGCGCGAAGGCCTGAAGCCTACACTTATATTCGACGAGTCAGAGTATATGCGCCAACCGGCCCTTTGCAACATGAAAGAGCTTTATGACAACCTGAACGGTGTCGCCTCCATTGTGCTGATGGGCACAGATCAACTAATCAGGCATATTGACAAGCTCCGCAAAAAAGACAAGGACGGAATTCCACAGTTATATCGCCGCATTAAGTTTGGTATTCGCCCGCTACCTGCCATTGACAGGACTTTTAAACAGTTTTTAAACGCCTTTGCAATTGACCCGGCTATAGGAAAGTTCATCCGCGAGAACTGCGAGAATTACGGCGAGCTTCATGATGTTTTGGTACCCGCACTACGCGAGGCAGACCGCACTGGCCAACCATTAACTGAAAACTTAATCCGCACAATGTTGAATATGCCTAACCTCTAAATATGCCTACTGCCTCAAAACTGAGAAACAGGCGGGAAGGCGCTCCGGAGGTTCAGGAGAAATGCAAAAAGACCAGGGCGCTTTCCGTCGCCGATCTACTAAACAAGAAATACAAGCTCTTTGAATTTGATGGTAAATGGTTTGAGGCTTTTAGCAAGCCTGAGGCAAAGGGCGTTTGGTTCATTTGGGGAAACTCAGGAAACGGCAAAACATCATTTGTGCTTCAGCTTATTAAGTACCTGGCCGGCTTTGTTACAGTTGCTTATAACTCACTTGAGGAGGGCGGCACACACACAATGCAGGAGGCCTTCCGGCGAACGGGAATGATAGATGTGGCGCGAAAGGTAATATTGATCGAGGGCGAAAGCATGAAGGAACTGGAGGAGAGAATGAATAAGCATAAGTCTCCGGTTGCATACGTGATTGATAGCTTGCAATACTCAGGGCTTACTTACATAGACTACAAGGCACTGAAGGAAAGGCACCGTGACAAGCTTTTGATCTTTATAAGTCACGCCGAGGGTAAGCAGCCCGAAGGTCGATCGGCAAAGAAGATCATGTATGATGCCGGGTTGAAAATTTGGATTGAAGGTTACAAAGCGATTTCAAAGGGGCGATACATTGGGCCAAACGGCGGGACATTCACAATTTGGGAAGAGGGAGCAGCTAAGTATTGGGATTAATTCTAACAATAAAAAAAACCATGAAAGCAACTGACACAATTTACTACGAGTATGATCCGGGCTCGCTTATACTCAATATCAAAAAAAACGGGAAGCCGTTCGGCGGGTTCCGTGGCCAACAGGCCGAAGTTCAATTTCAGAGGCTGCTCGAGAGCGGAGCCGACATAAAATTAAGTGATATGAGCAATTCGATTAAAAGCGCAAGAGTGCGCCGCCTCAGGGCGATTTGGATTAAGTTGGGTATTGACCAGTACCGCGATGCAATACTCGAGAGCTACGATGTAACCAGTACAGCTGACCTGAGTGTTCAGCAGCTTGACGAGCTGATTGACCGCTATAACAACCAGGCGCCGGCCAGCGAGCACGTGAGGCGCCAGCGGGCCGTTTTGCTGACTCTTTTGAATAAGCTGGGCATCTACACCACAAACGGCGACTGGAAGGCTGTAAACGCCTTTTTAATGCAGCCCCGCATTGCCGGGAAGCTGATGTTCAACATGAGCAGCGATGAAATGAACGTGCTCGAAAAGAAGCTCCGGTCTATCCTCACCAAAAAGGAAGTCCAGGACGCAGAAATTAACCGTCAAAAACTTTTGAACTGATGCTAAAATACCCACACTACAAGCCAGCCGTTGACAAGCTGGAGCGGCTCTCAAACAAAGCCGACGAGCTGTTAACCGGCCTCACTCCCGATAACATTGAGGCGCGGTACCGCGAACGTAACACGGTGATGATTCAGATCAATAACCTGAAAAGGCAGCTGTCAGATAAGCCGGCTGTTTGCGAGGAGACTCAATACCACGTTTCATCTATTGTTCCGATAAGGTTTTGAGCTATGGAATACAAAAAATCAATCATCACCCGCACCGGGCAGCGCACATGGGAAAATAAGTATTTCGACGTGTGCGGAGAATGTTACGGATCAGGACTCAGCATATTGCGAATCCATGGGGGCAAATCAACAGCTGTACAATGCCCGCTTTGCAAAGGCACAGGTGACGTACAGGTAACCAAGAAAATTGAAATAATTGTTGAACCAATAATTTAAACCCAATGTCAGAAAACAAAATTGATTTAAGCCAGATTCCAACATCAGAGTTGGAAGCTTACCTTGCTGAAAAGAAAAAGCATGAGCGCGCTGAAAAAATGAAAAAAAGAAAGCACTATGAAGCCACCCGCGACACGCTCACGGCTCAGCTCGTTGCCCGTGCCGCCGTGCTTAATGCTCAGATGCGGGATTTTAAGCAGTACGCGATTGATGCACTGGAGGAGTTCAGGGAAATGGCCAATGAATATGGCGAAATCAGGAAAAACAGCAAGGGAGGTTTCTCCCTGAGGCATCAGGAGAGCGGCGAAATGGTTTCGCTCGACCGGAACTCGGTACCCGAATATGATGAGAGAGCATCGATGGCAGAGGAGCTGCTGAAAGAGTTCCTTGAGGACAAAATCAAGAAAAAAGATTTGCAGACCTACAGAACCATTAACGCCCTGATGGCACGCAATAAGCAGGGCGATTTGATTCCCTCCAGGATAGCGAGCCTGATAAGCATAAAGGACAACTACGATGATCCACGCTGGCATAAAGCTATACAACTGTATGAAGAGTCGTTCCGAATCAGAGAAATATCATACTCAGTTTCCTTTTACCGCAAGGACAGCATGCAAAAGGATCAGGCGGTGGTTCTCACGTTTGCTTCCATCCCGGTTAATTTCTTCAGGGATGAGCAGATCACGGAAGAGGTAAAAAAGTAACAACGGCGGGG